ACGAGCACAGCAATCAGAAAATCAAAAAATAGCAGAAAGATTAGGCATTCCTTTAAACGAGTTACATCGAATGATGGCTTATGGAGATGAACGTGGAGATATATTAGAGGATATAGGGTTTCAACGACATACACTCGGAACTGATCTAACAAAAACAAGAGAGTTTTTATTTGGTGCACAGCAAAAAGGTTTTAATAAATTAAAGGAGGGAGCTGATTTTTTAGATCTTACAGGTGAAGAACAGTTTGGTATCGTACTATCTCCGTTAGATATATTGGATGTAGGTGGGTTAACCTTTGGTTTAAAAAAACTAGCACAAATTGGTTTAAAAAAATTAGGTTCTAAAGCATCATTGTTAGATGCAGCAAAAGATAAACAGATTATGAGCACCTTATCTGATAGTGAAGTAATGGAGGTAATGCAGAAATTAAAACCTGTTATAGATGGAGAACAGGAAACTCTCATACGATTAGCATCAGGAAAACAACCAACAACAAAAACAGCAGGAACACTTACAGCAAAAGATGAGATGTTAGGACTGGGTGATGACTTACGTACACCAAAACAAATTCAAGATGCTCCTACTTTATCAAAAACTGATGAGGTAAAAGGACCTGTAACTATAGATGATGTACTAGCAACAACGCAAGCAGATATAGCTAGTAAGAAAGCTTTTCAAGGTACAAGACCAGAGGATATTATAGGTAAAGCAGAAGAACCAAAAGATCCTTTCTTAACTCCTGATGAGCCTATCTCTGTACCAACAGAAAAAATTAGACCAAAAAATATAAAAGAAGTAAAAGAAGTTCAATCAAAAATAAATGCTGTCGATCTTGCAGAATTTAATATTTATAAAAGTTTACCTAAAGGAGTAAAAGGAACATTAAATCCAAGAAGACAAGAAATACTTAATGCTTTTGTGGATATTATGAAAAGTAATGATCCTTACAGAATAGCAGCATTATATAGAAAAACAGATAATAAATCTTTAGAGGCTTTAAAAAAAGCTGCTATATCACAAAAACTTCTTACAAACGCGGATATAACCAGCGCTGCAAAAACGGGATCTATTATAGGTATAAAAACAGCAACAAATAAAACACAAGATTTAGCTGTTCGTGCTTCTGATCAATTAGAAAAATGGAAAGCAGGAGAATTAGAAAATGAAGGTGGAGGTAAACTTACCCTTAGAGAAATAATAAAAATATTTAAAGAAGATCCTGAGTTAGCAAAACATATTGGTGATGAAGTTCAAATGACAGGTAAAAATGTTGGTGGTGGTTTAAAAAATTTAACCAACGAAGAACAATGGTTATTAAGTTTATCAAATGGTAAATTACAAGAGATTTTAAAATTATTAAAACCTCAACTAGATGAGTTTCCTTTAGCTTCTCCTTATGCTGTTCGAGAAACAATCGAACCAACTAAATATGTTGGAGAGTTTGATTATGTATTAAATGAACCACAAAGACTTATTAGAGATGGCGTAAGAAACGAATTAAAAAATAAAATTAAAAAAGTTGCTGGTGATTTTCCTATGGAATCAGCACTACGAGGAAAAGATTTTTTAGCAAAAGGTGTAGAGAGATTAATTAAATCGGGAGGCTCTGTAGATGAGGCTTTAGAACAATTAAAAAATATTAATACCGATAGATTGGCTGAACTTATTGTTCAACGAGAAAAGTTTAATGTGGAGAGAATGTTTTACAATGATGAGTTAACAGATGTTTCTAAATTATTTGGAGAGGGTGATATTCCTTTTGATCAAGTTCAACTTGGCCATATAGAAGCTGTTGAAGAAAATATAAAAAGAACTCTTGAGATTGATAATTTATTTTTACAAGGACAAAAATCAAATAGAGCGGAACAAAATATTAGAATAGAAATAAAACAATTAAAAGATTTGTTCAAAGAAGCTAGAACAGGAGATGAAAAAAGAGCCATTATAACTAAATTATTAGACATTGATAAGCAACTAGCTGAGTCAGGATCAATAACAAAAATAGATGGACAAACTTTCGGTGCAATGCCAGAAGATGATTTTTTAGATGTAGGAGAAGATATTTTGGACGAAATGAAATATGCTAAAGGTGGTGTAGTAGAACAAAGACCCGCAGGTCCAGGCTTACCTGAAGACCTAGATATATTTCAAGATGACCTTCCTGAAGGATCATATGAAACAGCAAATCTTATGCTACCTTTCTTTAAATTAATGGGTAAAGCACCTGTTAACGAAGTTGCACCTATACCAACACCCAAACCTAATTTAACAAATCAAACAAAAAAACAAAAAGAAAGTTTGGATAGAGAAAAAGAAATAAGATCGCAAGAAGATATTTTTGATCCTACACCTAATGAAAGAGTAGAAATTGGAACAGATAACCCTATTGAGCTTACACCAATAACACAACAACCAATGACGTCTGTATTTTATGCAGACATAGAACGAGCAATGACTAATGCCCCTGATCAGTTTACCAATAAACAAGAGGTTCTTGATTTCTTAAACAAAAACAGAATTAAACAATCAGAGCAAAACGATTATCGTATTCCTTCCTTACTTAAATTATTTGATGATAATACACCCATTTCAAAACAAGAAATTATTTCGCAAGTTAGATCTGCACCTATTAGTGGTATGCGTGTACATGCAACAGGTATAGGGTCCAAGGAAATCAATCCAAATGGCGGAACAAGCACACGATATACAGGATACTACGAGCCAGGTTCTATACCAGATACACAACGTGAAAGAGTTTTATATTTAAACAAAGATAAATTACCAGGTGATTCGGGAGAATATCCAAGAGCAATGTTTGGTGGAGAACAAATATTTCGTCATGACTTTGGTATACCGAATGAAAAAGATACATACATTATTGGTTGGACGCGGCTCTCGGACCGCTATGGTTTTGTGCCACCAAAGGTAGAAGGACCAGCAACAAAAATAAATGTAAACAAATTACAAAAAGAATTTGATAAAAATACAATGACACAAATGGGATTGTATGGTGAAGCACGAAGTAAATTGGAACGATTAGCCTTTAACAGAGGAATGAACCAAGCTGACATTGATGACATAATAAGTGATTTTGGTTCTGATATTCCTAAGCTATCTGTCATAGCAAAATATGCTGACCAATTAGATGAGATAAGCCCAGGTTTTGTTGATCAATTTGATGCCCTTATTGTAAAGAATAACGAGTTACAAGAACAAATTACTAAAGGGAGTTCGGTTGATGCGAGTGGCGTGGTCCGTGTAACGTTTGCCGATGAGATACAATCCGATTTACTTCAAGCGGCAGCAGGGCGTAAACAACAACTGGCCGCGGCTCTTCGAAAAGTGCAAGAAGAAGGGGATAGTACAAATCTAGAAGGACTAAATAAATTAGCACAATCAACAATGGAATTTTTTGAAAAGAATAAATCAGTGTTTAGACCAATTGCAAAAACAAAAGCTGAAGTAAATGCTTTGTCAAAAAGAGTAACGAAGATAGATCAAGAAGTAGATGAGCTTGTTGATAAGTATATTCAAACAAGAGAAGTTAGTGATGCAGACCTGTCTAGACTTTCTACACTACTCAATGAAAATCTTGATGATATGATGAAACAAATTATTGAAGTAGATGCAAGTGCAATGGACGGATTGTTTCCTGATCTACCATTTAAGAACAGGGACGAGTGGGCAGACGCTTTAATAAAAAAAGATTTATACGAACTAGCGTATAGAAAGTTTATTTTAAAAGATCCCGACGCGTCCTCTTATTATGCGGTGTCACCATCTAAATACGTTATTGAAAGATATAAATTTAAGGGAGATGCTTCGACATCTGCAGCTGATAGAGCACGCGATAAACAACGACGCTTTGAAATTTTTAAAAGAGATGGTGAATTTAGAGATTCTCAATACAAAGGTATTGGAATGGACGAGTTTTATGGTGGGCCTAATGCAAAAAGTTCTCCTGTTTATAAAGTAATTGACAAAGAAAAACCAATCACAGAACCTGTAAGAGATGCTGATGGAAACATTGTAAAAGATGATGATGGAAAAAATAAATTAAAAACAGTGGGCTATCAAACTGTTAAAGATTTTAAAGCTAATGCAGATATAGGGGAGGCTGAAAATTTTGCTAGAGAATCTAACAGAGGAATGGGTTCTAAATATGAGGTAATTAAAGAAGAACCACACTATACATCTACAATAGAGACAATATTAAAGAAACAAGCGCAGGGAAATAATTCAGAAATAATTACGATGCCTGTACAATTAAAAGGTGGAAGGGGTTCAACACAATACCGTGTCACCGATCAAAATGGTAATATGGTAGCAACATTAACAAATGAAGATCAAGCAAGGGAACTACTTGTGTCAAATGCAAATTATAGAATTCAACCTATTACAATACCTAGCAAAAAAGATATGGAGCCAGTTTTTGCTATTAAAATTACTCCTGAGATGTTAGAACCCTATAAGACACACAAAGCGCAAGGTGGACTTGTCGAGCATATTGATATATTTGAGGTATAATGGTTGAGAGAAGAATAACAGGTGAACCTACAGAAGTAATAACTGAAGAAGTAACAGTAGAGACTCCTGATGAATTAACAGTTGATAACATTGAAATGACAGAAGACGGAGGGGCGTTAGTCAATCCAATGAGTGAACAAGAAGAAGTAGAATTTGATTCTAACTTAGCCGAGTATATGGATGAGAAAGACTTACAGGACATGTCATCTGATCTTATCGGTGATTACAAAGAAGATAGTTCTTCTAGAGAAGAATGGTACGATGCTTACGCAAAAGGATTAAAACTACTTGGATTTAAATATGAAGATAGATCACAGCCTTTTCAAGGAGCAAGTGGCGTAACACACCCTCTATTATCAGAAACAGTTACACAGTTTCAAGCTCAAGCTTACAAAGAATTATTACCTGCCAATGGTCCAGTCAGAGTACAAATGATTGGTAAATCTGATCCACAGAAAGAACAACAAGCTCAACGTGTACAAGAGTTTATGAACTATCAAGTAATGCACGTTATGGAAGACTATGATCCTGACTTAGATCAAATGTTATTTTATTTACCTCTATCTGGTTCTAGTTTTAAAAAAGTTTATTATGATTCTACAATGGGAAGAGCTGTATCAAAGTTTATTCCTAGTGAAGAATTAATTGTTCCGTATACCGCAACAGATTTAGGAACAGCAGAGAGAATTACACATGTATTAAAAAGAACAGAAAATGATATTCGTAAATTACAAGTCACGGGTTTTTACCGTGATGTAGATTTGGAAGAATATGAAGATGCTGAAACAAATAGTATTCAAACAGAAGTTAATCGTTTGGATGGTGTGAAAGAAACAGGGTCTTACAAGAATGATTCATATACATTATTAGAAATGCATGTTGATTTAGACGTGCCAGGATTTGAAGATCCTGACGGAATTAAATTACCTTACATTGTAACAATAGACGAAGGCTCTGGTAATGTTTTATCGGTATACAGAAACTATGATGAACAAGATCCTTTAAAAAAGAAAAAACAATATTTTGTACATTATAAATTTTTACCTGGTCTTGGTTTTTATGGTTATGGATTAATTCATATGCTTGGTGGTTTATCAAGAACTGCAACAGCAGCTCTTAGACAATTACTAGATGCAGGAACTTTAGCAAATCTACCAGCAGGATTTAAAGCAAGAGGTTTGCGAATAGCAGATGATGATAGCCCTATACAACCTGGTGAGTTTAGAGATGTAGATGCACCTAGTGGAGACTTACGAGCAGGACTCATGCCTTTACCTTACAAAGGAGCTGATCAAACTTTATTTCAATTACTAGGATTTGTTGTACAAGCAGGACAACGTTTTGCTTCTATCGCTGATCAAAAAATTGGTGACAGTGTAGCAGCAAATGCACCTGTAGGAACAACTATGGCTTTGATTGAAAGAGGATCAAGAGTCATGAGTGCAATACATAAAAGATTACACTATGCACAAAAAACAGAATTTAATTTATTAGCGACCGTATTTAAAGAATTTTTACCTCAAAGATATCCATATGATGTAGGTAGTAATGCTGTACCAAGTGTTAAATCAACTGACTTTGATGATCGTGTTGACATCATGCCTGTGTCTGATCCAAATATTTTTTCTATGTCTCAGCGTGTTACGTTGGCACAAACACAATTACAGATGGCACAGTCTGATCCAAAGTCACATAACATATATGAAGCTTATAAAAGAATGTATCAATCACTTGGAGTAAAAGATATTGATGCTATTTTACCTCCACCAGATACACCAAAACCAAAAGATCCTGCGTTAGAAAATTCTGACTCATTACTTGGTAAAAAATTAATTCCTTTTAGAAATCAAGAACACCAAGCACATATTGATGCTCATAGAACTTTTATGTCCTCTATGTTGGTTCGTAGTAATCCTCAAGCAACTGTATTATTACAAGCACATGTCATGGAACATGTATCTTTATTAGCAAGACAGATGGTTGAAGAAGAAAATCAAGAACAAGTACAAGCAGAAGCAGCTAAGTTTGGAGGTAAACTACCACCAGAACTACAAGCTCAGTTCCAAGAAGAGATGGAACGTCAAATTTCGTTAAAAGCAACAGAATTTATTGAAGAAATGTTTATTGAAGAGCAACAATCTATGGAAGGTCAAGGTCAAGACCCTCTTGTTGGACTAAAACAACAAGAATTACAGTTAAAAGCACAAGATATTCAACGAAAAGCACAAAATGACCAACAAAAAATTGAATTAGATGGTGCAAAACTTGATCAAACCGCAAAAATTGCTCAAGATAAGATAGATTCTAACGAAGATATTGCACAATTGCGTGCAAATGTTAATCTAGATAAACAAAATGCAAAAAATGTTAACAGCGACAGATAAATTACAGGAATATTTTAACGAATTAATGAATTTTTCCGACACAGCAGTAACAAGTCAGGAAGAACAAATACTTTTAGCAGGAGCAATGATGGGTGTAGCAAAAATGCTGTACCACAACAATCTTACTGAAAAAGAGTACGATAAAATTATGGATCATAATGGAAGAGACTTGCTAAATCTTTTAAAACCAACTATACATTAATTATTATGCCTCTTGAAATTACAATAACACCTGGAAAACCACCTAAAAAACTATCGAAAAAAAAGCAAAAAGAATTTCAGGATTTGCTTGATGACATGGGAAAAGAATTTCCAATTACAGGTAAAACTAAAAAGAAAAAGAAAAAAGGTAAGTATAGTGGAGACATTCCAGCAAGAAAAGAAGTGCCTGCGAATCCACATGGTATAACAAAAAAAGATCAAGAAGGTAATACAATATTAATGGCGAAAGACGGTGGCTCAGCATCCAAGTTTCCTGATCTATCAGGTGACGGCAAAGTTACACAAAAAGATATTCTTATGGGCAGAGGAGTTGTTAAAGCTGCCAAAGGTGGTCTAGCGGGTAGACTAGCTAAACGTGGATATGGAAAGGCAAGAAAATGAAATTTAAAAATGCAAAAATGACTATTGTCCCCCAAAAAAATCCTTTTCCTAATAGAAAAGTTGCTGGCACAGCGGAGCATGTTTACTCCCCTTTCGTTGTAAAAGATAA